AAGCGGCTGTTTAACATACCAACTTTCTGAACACCCATAGCAAACTGCATTTTATCACCGTTAGTGTCAGCTGCATAACCTGGGATTGATTCCAAGATAGTAGCTACGTCTGGAGAACATACTAAGAAGTTCGCACCACCACGCATTGTCTTTTGGTGAATTTTGTTAGATACTTTTTGGATTTTAGTTCCTAAAGTTTGGAACCAAGTGTTTTGAGTATAAGCTGCTGCTGCAGAGTTACCGATAGTCGAGAACGTATCAGTTGCTGCAGAGTACTCATAACCTAAAGCTGCTGACCATACTTCAGTTGTCACAGCATTTTGGATCAACATATCTAAGATCTCTAAATCAATCTCTTGAGAGATATATTCAGATAACATAGAAGTCAATTCAGCTTCTGCATCAATTGAGTGGTAAGCGTTTAAGTCTTGAGCAAATTCTGGAGACCAAACTGCTTTTAACTTACGAGTTTTAGCAACGATAGCCTCAGATTTCAATTCAACATTGATTTCAGGGATATTGATGTCAGCACCTGTTGTATCTTCAAAATCACCACGAGTTGAAGCTGTTGGTTGTTTTTGGTATGATACAGTTACGTTTTGATGATCGGTAGTTGCTAATGAACCAGAGATAACGAATGATACAGTGGTATCATTGATGTTTCTAGTAAATTGTGGGAAGTAAGCAGCGATACCAGTTCCTGAAATAGAATAAGCACGAACGCCTTCTACATCTGGATTAGATAAACCTGCAACAGCTACAGTTACTTTCTTAAATGCACTTGGAGTAGAACCAGAGTAAGCAGCGATAAATTTAGAGTCATAGTTGAACTCATCATCATCATTACCTGATAATACTAAAGATGAAATAGAACCAGTAGTGGTAGCAGCAGCGAATGAACCAGATACTCTGATTGTTGCTGAAGACTCATTGATTGAGTATCCGAAACGACCTGAACCATAAAGACCTTGAGAAGGATCTGTTGAGGTATTAGTTACACCGAATACTGAGTTATTTTGGTAACCTGCAGTCGAAGGAACATTGCTAGAGTTTGAAGTAGCAAAACCTGGTTGAGCTGTACCGTATTTGAAGTCCATGTAAAATACAAGACCTGAAGGTAAGTTCATAGGTTGAACTGATACGAAATCTTTAGCAGCGATTTCTGCGAATACACGACGAACTAAAGGTAAAGCAACACCTGACCATTGCTCAGAGTTGTCTGCAGTACCAGTACCGTTTGCTTCAGTTACTAATTGTTTAGCTTGGTTTTCCAACATAATAGCCATACCGTGTCTTTCGTATTCGCTATCGATGCCTTCTAATAAACCAGTCTTAGACCATTTGCCTACTAGGCCTTTGGTTTCTTCCATTTGACGACGCACTGCCGAAGTGCTATCGCCTAAGATGTTTTTTAATGACATTGTTATTGATTGTTTTTTTAAGTGTTAAAAATAAATTACTTTAAACCTGCTAATTTTTTAAATCTGTTAGCTAATTCAGTACCTTCAGAAATCACTTGCTTAGCTGGTTTGGTAGAAGCTACTGGCTTCGAAGCGAATGATTCTTTAACTACTTTCTTAGAAGATGGCATTTTAAAGCCTTCTGCTAATGTTGAATAAACTAATTTTACTTCACGTAAATTGTGAGCTCTGTCAAAGTTTTCGATAACTTTCATTTTTTGACCTTCATTAAGGCTAAAGTTACGGAACAATTTGTTTGAGTAAAGAAGTTTTGCGTTCAATAAATTAACTTCATTGATTTTGTCTTTTAAGAAACGAATAACATTGTAAGCTTCTTCTAAATCTTCTTTAGATTCTTCTTCTTCTGCTTCAGTCATTTCTTCTTTTTCTTCTGTCTCGTCTTCTTCACGTAAAGAACGAATAATTTCGTTGATGTCGATGTCTTCATCCATTTCGTCTTCAGAAGTTTCTTCTTCAGTTACTGGAGCTTCTTCCTCTGCAGGCATTTCTTCTTCAGCTTCTTCCATTTCTAACTCTCTGATGATTTCTTCTAGATCTAGATCGTCATCTGACATTTCTGGCTCTTCTGCCGGAGCTTCTTCTGCTGGTGCAGTAGGAGCTTCTTCTTCAGTGCCCATTTCTTCTTCGCCTTCGCCCATCTCGTTTGAATCATCTTCCATATCCATTTCTTCACCTTCCATTGCTACTTCGTCAGCTGGCATTTCTTCGTCTTCTTCAGACATTTCTTCAGCTAATTTTGCAGACAACATAGAAGTTAATCTTGGAGTGAAAGCTTCTTCAAGAGCAAGTTTAGCGTTAGCTAAAGCGGTTTCTCTTACAGCTTTTGCATCAGCAATAGCTTCTTTTAATAAATCTTTCATGATTTGTCCTCTTATTATAATTTAATTGGAAATAAGATTATTGGGAATCTTAATAGAATAAAAATTTTCTAGCGCCTTATATAAAGATGTAATGAATAAGGCATTGTGCGTTACACAAATAAATATGGGCATGCTTATGAAAACACGCCCATTTGTTAATATTTTTTTAAAATTATTTAGAAATAACTTTAGCTACGATTGTTTTAAGTATATCAACAGACATATCAGATCCTTTTAAAGTATCCACTGTTAAGTGAGTTAGCTTTTCTAAATCAGATCCTAATTTTGCAATAGCTGCTTTTGTACTGGTAATTCCTTCTAAAGAGTGCATAATACCACTGCCGGCTATACCTATCATTATAATTGAATAGATTAGTTCTGCTGCTGGTTCTGCGTTTTCTTTAAGCCAATTATTGTTATTTAACCAAGCAACTCCTTGAAGTATTTTTTTCAATGGATATACAAAAGCTTTATGTGCACTATGAGCTAAATGAACTATAGACTCTCCTGCGACTCTCGCACCTGCCCAAGTAATTAATTTACCTAATAACTTAAGTAAAGTTGGAGAAGCTAATATTAAAGTTAATACTAAACCTTCATTTAATACTTCTTCTTTTTGTAAAGGTCCGGTTTTACCAACATCATCTAATTCAACATCTGCTGGATTTTTATCCGTTAATTGTTTAGACGATAGCTCTTTTGCAATAGATTTAAATAATCTTTCTAAATCAGCATCAGACGCAATTCCTGCTTCTGCTAACATCACGCGGTCACTTTTAGTCAAAGATTCTTTAACTAATAAATATGCTTTTGTATGAGCTGGTATAGCGTCGTATAATTTCATTATATTAATTTTTGTGCCATTGCATTGGCCAACGTTTCATTATAGAATTTTTCAAATTGAGCTCCTGTCAAGTCATCAACTAACTCATGAACATCGTCGATATCGGTTATAGAAGTTTTTGTGCCCGCTACTAAATCTGCTAATTCAGCTATTTTTTTAAGCTTTTTCATATTGTTAGAGCGTTTCATAATCATATTCCATACTCTTTTTCTAGCAGCGCCGTCTAATGCAGGATTACCAAATGCATATTTACCTTCTTTAACTTCTTCTTTTTCAGATTCTTTTTCGCCTTTATCTTTTGTAGGCTCTGTTTTAGTAGTGTAATTTGTATCAATCCAATTGAAAAACTTCTTTTTAGATTTATCATCTTCTAAGTCTCCAGGTTCTTGGATTTTAAATTTTTTCATTGCTTTTTGAAAAAACTTTTGATAATCAGCTCCGGCTCCTGCTTCTGCAGATGCTTCATTTACCATTCCATTAATGTCATAGTATTTAGATAAAGTGCCTCCGATATCTTCATATGCAGACTCTAAACGTTGCTGAAGTACTGACATTTCAGATGCAGTCTTTTCAAATATTTTATGAGCTTCATCTAAATGCTTCATATGACGATTAACTGTATTAGCGTCAAACCAATCTTCAGTTTCTGATAAAGTTAATTGATGTGCTGCTTCAATTAATGTACTTAAATGTTTAGAAGTTTCTCTTAAAGAATGTGTTCTATAAATGTCATTTGAATGTTCTGCGAAGCGATATACAGCTTCTAAAAAAGCTTTCTTTTGCTCAGTGCTCATACCATCTACTGGATGTTGTTCACTTTCCTTAAGATTGATTAATGAAGCTAATTTAATTGTTTTATTTGGTTTCATATTTTCTAATTTAATTGACTCTGCGTTTATATGTAAAGCTGCAAGATATTTACGTAATGCTTCTTTGTTTCCGGCTGTGTGACCAACTAGCTTTCCAGTGTCTTTTTTATACACCGCATATTTGTCTCCTTGTTTTCTTGCTATATATGGCATTAATAAAATCTTGAAGTAAATTTACCGTTTTGTAAAAATATCGTTCCTAAATTTTTTCCATTAGACCCACCTTGAGGATGAGTATAATTAACGGATATATCAAATGAATAACCTCCAATTGATTGAGGAACTGTTCTGCAAGATATATCCAAAGTCAATGTGCTAAATAAAGCTTGCATTACCGGAGTGCGAATTTCTTTAGATAAATCTGCAGTGTAAGTAATTACATTTGCTTTGGTTTGATCTACAGTTACGGTAGCTATAATTCCAGTTTTAAGTTTTAAAACTTTCATCATTGCCTTTATAATTTGTTCTGACGGTTCTATAATTTCAACCTCATTTAATGACTTCTTAATTTCAGATTCCATTAATTGCTTAAATAGTCCCATATTATTTATTGTCAGTTAAAATGTCAGTAATTAAATGATTTACTTTTTCATATTTAGCAGCCTTATTATTTAAGTCTGCTTGCACTGATTCATGCATAGGTGCTAAAAAGGCTCCATGAGTTGATGGATTAGACACAAAGTCAAAAGCGATTAATTCAAAGTCTGATTGAACTTCAACTTCAGACTCTCCTAATTGTTTAACTGATCCTAAACCTCTAGAAGAAATACCTAATTTAATACCACACTTAAATAACTCTTTTAAGATGTTACCTGATGGAGTTGATAAAACTTCTACAGTTCCACATAAATCATTTCCTTCCCAATGCATCTCTGTAATATTATGAGATACGTTGTTTAAATTTACGATTGAAGAATCTGGATGATCTAATTCACCTAAAGCTCTTCTTTCTTTAATATTAATATCGTTATACTTTTTAGCTTCACGAATTAAAATATCTTTAGGGTAAACTCTACCGTTTTGATTTTTAGCATCTGCTCTTTGCAATACACCTTTAACCATTAATCTACCGTTATTCTTTTCCATAGACTCATTGATCATCTCCGGAGTGATGTCAAATGTAATATAGTCTACTATTAATTTCTTATTTTCCATGTTAAGATGCTAGTTCTTTTAATTGTTTAGAAACTCTCAATAAACGCTCACTAATTTTAGTAAGATTTTCACGAGACGATTTCCAATAAATACCATTGTCTACACCCATTTCTTGTTTTAATCGTACATTATGATTAACAACTTTTTCAATTTCTTTTAACCCTTTATTAATGTAGTTAATTGAAGTATTGATTTTTTGTTTAGGTGATGCTATTGGATCTTTTTTATATTCGTTATAAGCAATCTCATTAATAAACATTTCTTTTGAAAGTTTTAAAAAATCAGATTCTTTAACGGCTTCTTTTTTTACTTTTTTTACTTTTTTATAACCTAACATTTCAATAGTGTCGTCTCCTAATTCACCAAAGGCATTAGGAGTTTCGTATCCACCCGCACCTGCAGATGTCGACATTTCGTCTAGATCATCTTCTTTTTGAAGATCGTCTTGCTCATCATCAACTAAATTGAAGTTGTCTTCAAGTTCATTAGATTCTGTTGAACGAAATTTTTTAAATGTATCTAAATATGACATATTGTTAAATTTATTTAGTATAAACTATAGCTATTTCGCCTGCTGCTGATGCTGATACATAAGACAATGCGATAGGAAATACTTGATGATTTTGATTGGCTTCGTGAAAATCAACGGCATTGAATCCAGTTCCATTAGAAGAAGAAATTGTTATACTTCCCGTATTCATAACTAAAAATCCAGCATTATTTGCATAGCTACCTGTTAAGGTAAATGGATTGTTTGTCGTAGCATTTACTTTAATAACTCTAGTAAATGTAGCGGTTGGAGTTGCAGAATAATATCCTGAAGAAGCTCCGTAAGTTACTTGAGTTGGTTTTGCGTTTAAATTGCCGTTTGCCATTGTTATACTTTCTTAAGTTCTTTAATTAATTCATGATAACGTAACAAATTCAATACGTGATTGTCTTTAATTGATTTAGCATTGGCGATATCTTTTAAAAGATTAGTTACCTCTGTTAATTTAATTTTAACTACTTTATCATCAACTTTCGCAGTTAATGACTTAAGATCTTTTTGAAGTTTAGCTACTTCTTTATTAATAAACTCTTTTAATTCAGCTCCTTCAGATACTGCATTAATATATTGTCTTAATAAACCTTTTTGTCCTTCGTTTAAATTAGAATATTTTTCATTGAATCTATCAACTAAAATCTTATAAGATAATAAACGAACTTCTTTATCTTGTTTGATAAAGTCAGCCATTTCATTTATTTGAGTTGGCTTTTTAACATCATTACGAGTAATGTGTTCTACAATAGTATATCTGTTGTTTACAGACTCTACTGGATTATCAGCAATTGTATATTCGAATAATTTGAATATAGCTGCCAATGGCTTATAATTATTTACCTTTGATTTGAAAAAATCTTCTAAATTATAAGTGTCTTTGATTTCTTTAATCAAATTGTATTTTTGTCTACTTAATACGGCTTGATTAATATTTGATTTTGCAGCTAATACGGCTTCGATCAAGTGGTTTGCTTTATCCTCTTTAGAGAATTTTTCTTTAACCAAAGTCTGATATAGGTTAAGTTCTTTTGCTAATTCTGTGTTTTTAGCAAAATACTTTTTAATAAGCGGTATTGCCTTTGAATCATTATTATTCAAAGTATCCGACGCAACTTGTCGAACAAGCAATTCAAATAGAACGCCGGTGTTTTTAAACTTTGAGTGTTTTAAATTTTTCATTCAGGCTTAATGTTATTTTCTTAATAATAAATATGTAAACTATGATCTTTTAAATTATATCGTCTTGAATTATAATTGTTTCATCCATAATACTCGATTCTGCTAGTATTTTCGACTTTTTAGAAATTAATTTTTCCAATCCATATTTTTTAATAGGGTTAGTCGATTCATTTCTAGAGTTTTTCCATGCTACTTTTCCAATAGGATCATATCCTCTGGGGTGATCATGAGAATTGTATTTTACAGGCTCTTCAGGTCGACCAGCTCCGGGCCATCCACCTTCAGGTACTTCAGGAGTATTACGATTTTTAGATCGTTTATCATATTCTTTTTGAAGCTTATCAATACCTTCTCCAAATGGATTAGCATCTTCTTCACCTTCTTCTTTTTCTTTTTCTTTAGGTTTTGGGTTTGCCGGATCTTCGCCTTCTTCAGCTATTTTAGTCATTCTAAATGTATCTTTTTGATCCTTAATAATTCCCATTTCCATTTCTTCCATTTCATCTTCTGTTAAATTAAAGATGTTTTTAAAGATCCAATTTCTAGAAATAATCTTACCTTCTAACATTGATTTAGCTAAATCAACTTTGGTATTATATAAAGTTAACTTCTCTTGTTCGTAAATAGTTGAAGGAGAAGTCATAGTCAATTCAAAGTCTATTAACTCTGCATCTTCATATCCTTGAGCAACTAAATGCACAATAGCAATTTTAGTCAATTCAGAAATTATGATTCTTTGAATTCTTTCAATTGTTCTAGCAAAACGAACATCTTCAGCTGCTAAAGTAGCTTTACCTGAAATTCCTTCTTCATATCCAATAAATGCTTTTGGCACTTTTAAAGCTGCCATCATTTTATTACGAAGATATTCAATATCATCAATACCGGTAAATTCCATACCAGCTAATGTATCAATTTCTGTTCCAGATTGTCCACCACGAACTGGTAGGAAATAATCTTCCAACATGTTTTGCATATTGAATTTAAGATTATACTCTCCTGTTTTTTCATCTACATACGGAGTCTTTCTCATGGTGTTCATGATTTTCTGCATGTAGTTATCAACTTCATTAGGTGGAATATTACCTACGTCAATTTTAAATATACGCTTTTCAGGTGCACGCATAATACGATGAATTAACATCGCATCTTCCATTAATGTTAATTGTTTCCAAACTTTACGACCACCTTCAATCATTGATTTACCATATGGTAAAAAGTTTGAATCTGTTAAGTTTCTAAAATGCGCTATTTCGAAATTTTCATAAGTGATATTTCCTCCGCCTAGCTGTTTGAATTGTACGTGATATGGATTATTAATATCCATTCCTTCCTCACGAATGATTTCATATGCTGACATAGGAGTTACATTGATAATACCAATTTCTTCTTGCACATCTAAATGCAAATATAAATCTCCATATTTACACATATTACGTGTCCATGGCCAAAGGTTAAATTCTACATTTAAAATATCATAAAATAAATTATGAAGTATTTTTTTAATGTTTTCGTCGTTACTGGTAATTCGCAATACATCTCCAAAATCGTCTTTCATTACGGTTTCATCTGCATAGATATCTAATGCTGAAGAGATAATTGAATCTTGATCCATTACTTCATAATCTGTATACAATTCTGTTTTAGAAGAAAAGTAGTTATAATTAGGATTATAAGTATTTAATGAATTAGGACGCACGCCATGTAAGCGTGTAAAACGGTCGATAAACTTTGAATTATGTGCATTACCCAAAGATTGTAAGTGATCGTTATCAACAACTCGTAACTGATTTTTTCCAACTCTGCGCACTACCACATTATTATTGAATAGTCGTTTTAAACGACCGAATAATGATTTGTCTGCCATAGTGTGATTATTAAATTATTTTAAATAAATATCTATTTTTTAAAGAAGCCATGTTAAATCTTCATCTTGACCTTTTTGACCGGTGCTCATTGTCCATCCGGCTTGGTTTCTAGACCCTGCATTAGCAGAATATACGCCATTTCCCTTACCAAAATAGTCTAAAGTTTTTCTGTTTAATTCAATGCCTTGTTGTCTTAATTTAAGGGCCGTATCCCTTATCCACAATCCAATACAAAATGATAACACAAGGTCATCATTATAACCATGCTGTGCTTCTGCTTTTGAACCATTCCAAATAAATACGAAAAGCTCTTCAATTAATCGACGACTACGAATTACTGGAACTCTTTCTCTCATGTAAGTGTCTAATTTGGAAATTACCAAAGGACGAGTACGAGAAGAAGTTGTAAATCCAGGAGTCATTTGTGATGTATCTTTTAAATCTACATATCTAGCTAATTGTTGAGATACGTCTGATACTTGACCATCTTTAGGAGAATAATATAAATTCTTATAGCCTCTGTCAATTGCTACTTGAATAGAAGCCCAACCTACATTGGCATTTTCAATTACTAATAAAGCATCATTGTATTCTGTAGCAATATTAACTAGAAGATTTCCATAATCTTTAGTAGATATTTGGCCTTTGAATTCCGCTACTTGTGTTACTGATTCTACATCAATAACATGAAATGCTGAATAGTCAGCTCCATCTCCACGAGCAACGTCCGCTACTACAATATAGTCTCGAGAATAATCTGGTTTCTCCCAAATCCATAAATTTTCAGAATCTCTTTTTTCTATAGGATCTTGTATTGTAGTTTGATTATACCATTGTAATAAAGCACCATCAATTACAGTATGTCCAGAAGAAATAAAGTCACAATCACATTCTTGAGCTGCTCCTTTAGGTCCTAATAGTTCATCTTGTTTATCTCTCCAAATTTGATTTCTATCAGGATGCACCGACCAATGCAATCTAATAGTATTAAATCTGTTTCGCTTCTCTTCAGCCCCTACCCATGTTTTATGGAAAAAATTACCAGTACCATTAGGAGTTGATAATATAATAGCCCCACCTCCTGTTGCTAGCGTTTGTTGTGCTGATATCCAAATTTCTTCTACATTGGAAATAAACGCAGCCTCATCTATAATCAATAAAGACAATGCTTCAGAACGACCAGAGTCACCTGATGATGAAGTTGCTTTGATTTGAGACCCATTATTTAATCTGAGTGATAATTTATTATCTTCTGCTGCTGGTAATTTAAGCCATGAAGGTAAATTTTCATACATGACTTTTACCTTTAATACTAGATTTTTTGCAACCTCTTGTTTAGTCGCAATTACTAGGATATTTTTATCCCCAAAAAACGTCATAAGCCATAGTGCATAGCCTGCACTTAATGTAGAGATACCTAGTTGCCTAGATTTTAATATGATGTTATAATCGTTGTCTCGCAGGTCTCTTAATGCGGTCTCTTGAAATGGATATAAGTGAAATGGAATTTTACCTTTTTGAGGATGTTGGATCTGGCAATACTTTTTCATAAAGTGAACCGGATCCTGTAAACATTTCTTGTATTCTTCTCTTATAATATCCTTTAAGGATTGTTGACTCATAACTTATTTTTTAAGTGAAATCTTCCAAAGCATAGAACCTTGGATATATGTATTTAATTCAGAATTTGTTCCAATTCCAAGCCCATACATATGGTCTTTTTTAGTTTTTAATATTGCATTAAATCCTATTGTAGTGTAACTAGGTTTTTGAATTCCTAATGAACCTCCTAAATATAATTGAGTTCTAGGTAATTCTTTTAAATATGTTGTATTGTTAATTACAGTTTTAATTATTTGTGCATTCCATTGTCTACCAACTAACCCATTTTTAGTAATGCTGTCTATTACAGAAACATATCCTAAACTATCTTTTAAATTTAATGTATCTTTGTAAACGTGCATTGCAAAATATTCTTTAATAATTGCAGCTGTGTCAGCGTTTGCAGGAATTTGAATATATACTGGAACATCTCGATAAATGTCTTTTCCTTGTTTATAAACATTGTGATTAACTGATACTTTTACAGTATCAATTTCACGTTTAATTACCTCATATTTTTTTCCATCAATTTTTAAAATTTCTTTACCATCTTTTGTAGTGGTTGAACAAGAACGTTGTAAAAAAATCACTGCAGCAAGTACAGCGATTATAATGTAAGAAAAATTCTTTTTAATAAATGTCATAATCTACCTTTTTATTTAATATAAATATAAAGGTAGTAAATATTAGGTAATAATTGCCGGGGCTGACGGCGTTACTGTGGTTGCAACTACTGGTGCTGGACCTGCTACGCCGGTTACTGATTGTCCTGGAGGAACGATTACTGTAGCTGTTTTAATATAAGCATCTATTGCGGTTGCTAAATCTTTTGCAAGAGTTCGCTGCGCAGCTGCTAAATCAGTTTCTCCAGTTGTCATTTTTTGAAATGCAGCTAGAATTTGAGCTTCTAAAACTGTGGTAATTAACATAAATTATTTATCTTTTACAGGACCGCCTACAATCCAAGCATTACATGTTCTCGAACCTGCACACTTAAATTTAAGCATTGTGCAATATCCTAATTTTCCAGCTTCTATAGTATTCCAAGCGTCTTTTTCAGCTCCTTGAGTATCATCTAATTCTGCCTCAGCTTCAGGAGCTTCTGGCTGTAACCATGAAGGTATTTCAGCAGCTTCCATTTGTTGTGCTGGCCCTTGTTCTACTGGCTTCTCTTCAGGAGCTACGTACTTTTCTCCAGATGCTAATCCAACTTCAATACAATTTAAAATTCTAGAAGTAATATTAAAAGCGGCACATGAATTACATCTTGAATCCTTAGCTTCTTCCATGGTATCTAATTTCCAAGTAGCCGCTTTATCTTTCCAAAATTTAATATTTGGATTGTTCGGATTCAATGGACCATATCCATATTTGTCAATAGCAATTTGACGATGTTCTAAATTAACCTCAACGTTTTGAGTAGCTACGGGGCACTTTGGTGCTTCGTCTTCTTTTAATAAATCTACTAATTTTATCATATTATTTTATTTTGATAATAGACTTTTTAAGCATATTATCTAATTTTTTATTTACTGATTCTTCTTGTATATACGGCTCATTATAATTAACAACTCCTTTGGAAATATTTTTCATTGCATTAACTGCATCATCAGTCTGAGGCATTACATCTCTTTTAGGTGCTCCGGCTACTGGCTGTGATGTTTTTTGCATTGAATTAATATTAGGTACTACAATACCATCTGCAATTCCTTCTGCTTTATTTACATTTGCAACTTTAGAACGAAATCTTTTAAATACATCAATACACTCTGGAGTGATATTTTTAATAACATACTCACGAACAAATTTAGCGTCTGCTTTTAAAAGATTTTGACCTTGCACGCTTTGAGTTGGTACTTTACCTAATTCAGCTGCAATAGCTAATTGTACTATCTTTAATACATCTACAGGATTTATTTTAGGTCCTACTAAATCAATAGCATCAATTACACCTCTGGAATTCATAGCATATAACTGACTCCATCTATGATGTCCGTCTATAATATATTCTCCATTGTAAGTTACAATTGGAGCTTTAATAGTTACTGTGTTATTTCCTAAACAATTAGCTAGAGAATCTGCTTTTGTTAATGGCCACTTCAATGACCCATTAACATCAATTTCATTTTGAGTAGGTCTTAAATCAGTTACTTTAATTGCTTTTGAAACTGCTTTTAATAAATCATCTGTTTGGTCTCCGTCTGTTCTGCCTGAAGTGATAAATGCTTGCACTTTTTTATCAGACGCTAATGTACCTAATTTAGCAACAAACTCTTCATAGTTTGAAACTTTAGTAATTAAATCTTTTACTTCTTCAGCTGCTTTATCATCTGTAGCATCTTCGTTAATTACTAAACCTGCTAATTTTCTAAGTCTAATAGATTCTTGTATTAATTCGTTTTTCATTATTATTTTATTTTTACCAAGCTCTACATGACCAATATCTAGCTTTCCATCTAGGTCCTGGATTTTCACAATTATGTCTTGCTCTAAAAGATTTTCTTCGAGCTGGATTGTTCTTTTTAATTTTCATTCCTGGCTCGCCAAATCCTACTTTTACTACATTTCCTTTTTCATTTCGTACATATACTGCACGCTTTCTAGGACCTCCTGGAGTATAAAATGGTTTGCCTAATTTTACTTTTCTGCCTTTATATTCAGATTCCTCAATTACCTTGTTATCTTTTTTTTTGATTCGATATATAATTCGGTTGAAGATTCTTTAGGCATTTTCATTTTTTTATCATAATCGCCCATTTTAATTCCTTTTTGTTGACTCTTTTCTCCGAATGCCATCATTTCCAAATCCTTTTCAGTTTGTCTGAAATCTTCAATTTCATTTTCAAACCAATCAGCAGCGATAGCACAAGTATTCATTGCCTGAGCTACATCGTCTTGATCAGCATCTGGGAATTTCTCAAATCCTAAATCGTAAAACTCATCCCATGCATCTTCATCTGCTAAATCTTCCAATTTCTTTTTATTAGAAGTAAACCACTTTGAAATTTCATCATGTAATGAAACTGGCTCTTCTACTGCTTCATTTAAAGATTCTTTAACAATCTTTCTAATAGTAGTACGAATAATATGCTCTTGAATTTTATGATCTAATAAATCAACTACATCTTCTGGTTCCAATGACAATGCTTTATGAAACATTGCATCTGCTTGATCAGCTTCTGCTTCAGCTGCTTTTAATTTTTTTGCCATTGCAATTAATGCTGGCTTTAATTTTTCTCTTTTAGCTGGGTCTGTGGCATTCACAAATGCAGTTTTAAGAGTTAACATATCAGCCTCTGCTTGTTGCATTGCTAACATTTTAGTTTGCAATTTTTCAGTGGCGTTTTTTAATTCTTTTGAAATTTTAGGATCCATTATATTTTATTATTTTTGTAAGTGTGTCATTAACACTCCGCCTATTGCCGAAGCGTGTACTGCTAAATGGTTTATAGACTCCATGTCTAATTTAGTTTTCTTTTTAGTGTAATTTAAACCTAGAGTTCCAATAAATTTACCATCTATTGATTTAATTGCAAATAAATATCCAGATTTACATCCAGTATCTTCTGCAACGTATTTTAATCCATAAGTTGCAACCGAATCGTCTTTAAAATCAGGTATCTCAATTACATCATTTTCTAATAGTTCATTAATTGATTTTGAAAATAAATTAACTGGTATATTTTGAAAATTGCTTTGAATTGAAGAAATACCTACTTTAACTGTTTCATAAAATATAGAAAATTTAGCAATTGATTTACCGGTTGGATAAAAATGTCCTCCATTGTGGAATTGAGATACCCAAACTCTATCAACGCCAAATTCTTCTTTTATATGGTCAATTTTAGCGGAAATTAAATTACCTACTTCTACTGCATCGGCAACCATATCAGATGGTTTCTTTTTGCTATCTAAATAATTTTTAACCAACATAACCAATATTGGACCGGCGACCCCGGTTAAAAATGCTACTACAATTTGTGTCATTACTTATTGTTGTTGTTTAATTCGTTTATAAAGTTTTCTTTGAAAAGTACAAATTCTTTTTCTATTTTGTCTGCAATTTCTTCTGCAGTCATTCCACCATTCCATTGTTCTGTCGTGCCATCTACATTGGTAAAGTTAGCAGGATTTCTAAAAGACTCAATTAATTCTTTAGCCTCTTGTTCTGCATCCTTCAACCAAGCTTCTGCATTTTTAAGCATTCTTTCTTTTTCATACGCTTCATATTTTCCTTCAATACGAAGATTATGTTCGAAATCTACTTGACAGTCAAAACAATGTTTTTCTAACTTCCAGAACTTTTCATCCAATCGCTTTGTCATTGAATTATTGCACTTAGGACATGTCGACGGCATTTTATTAGCAATGAGTTGACGGATTTCATCCATTTTACCCTTTTTAATTTTAAAGCCTTCTCTTTGCTCCCATTCATCCCCATTCTCAACCCAACATTCACCAACCGCTCTTTTTTTGTTTTGATTAGCAACTTTATCTGCATCTGAAAACCCAACCGTTGTTTTATTTTGAGTACGGTGAGTACCATCTAGCATTTTTTTAATTGCTTCTATATTACGTAACTTCGTTGCCATGGCATTTTTTTATTTATAATAATAATTATCTTATTTTTTAAAAGATGTCGCTAATCCGCCTAAAATGAATTTACCAGTAATTTTAAATGGTTTATTGTAAATTTTAGTATCACGAATAACAATACCTTCATGCTCTGATAC